CTTGTTATTCTGTCGGCATATGCGGGTATTACGCTCGCAGATACATCCGTGTTAAATGATAAATCATAGGTTACTGTTTTTTCTTCTTGTAATTTATAGAGTGCTCTCTCGTAGAATGGTTTTGTATTTACTATTAGTTTATTTATTTCTTCTTTAGATAAAGGTTCTGTATATGCGTTTAAATAAATAGGTTTATCAACAATAACAATATCGCTTGTATTATTTTTAAATTTTAAATAATAAGTGCCTGCGTATATAAGAGATACAAGTATTAAAATAATAAATAATATAAATACCGTTGTTGGAGTATTTTTATAATCTTCTTTTATATAATCGATAGAATCGCTAATCAAACATGGTATATAAAAAATTAAATTTTTAATATATTCTAAAATAGGCGTTTCAAATTTGCTTACATACATTCCTGTATATGAATTAATTATCGCCAATGCAATCACCATCAATATAAGTGTGAATGTAGTTGAAATATTAATACTTGCTAAAAATATACTAATGATTAAATTATATATGATGTAAAATGCGATAAATAATGAAAAAACGAGTAATAACAATTTAAAATAATTACTTGTATAGGATGTGATTTCAAATTGTAAATTATAATACTTTGTATCATTAAACTTTCGAAATGTAAAAAATAAAATATATGAAAATAATATAATATAAATAAAAATCATTGGAATATTTGCATAATCTAAAATCTTATATGGATTAAAAAAAAAGATAATATATCCTATAATAATCATAAAGACGATTAAAAATATTAAAAAGGATGGTAATAATACATCTGTTTGTTTAGTATATTCATTAAAATCCCTCAATCCATCTCCTATTAATTTAGGATAATCACTCCACTTTGTTGCTTTAAATATATCATCTATAAATTTTCCAAATTTAGTTGGTTCTGGCATATTATTTATTTATATTAAATATTTTCTAATGAAGTTTTTTTACCGTGACAGTTTCTACATAATGCTATTAAATTAGAAATATCATTACTTCCGCCTTGGTCCAATCTTATTGTGTGGTCGACCTCGAACCATGCAGTTAATTTCTCTTTACAATCGCCGCATTTCCAATTTTGATTTGATGCAACAAACTTTTTTTTTGTTTCACTTACGCTTCTTTTATGAGTTCTACTGTTTTGAGTTAGCCGGTCACTTCCTCTCTCTTCATTAGATAATAATGGCGAAATCATATCCTTTGTCCCTTTGTCTATCGGCATAACATTTATGCATTGATTTAATGCCTTTACTGTATTAACTCCCTGCATTGGATTTTTTTGAACTACTATATAAAAACCTAAACCGGCTACTAAAATGCCCGCTACTTTATAATATTTTTTATAGGAACTGAAAGATTTTAAAAAGAAATTATCATAATATGTATTATATGCCAATAATCCAGTAATTATTAAAATAATAAAAGATATACTCATCTATATATATAATAAATAATTATAATAAGAATAATAATAATAAATATGATATGTTTTATCCATTTCTTATATATCCTATTATCCTGATATAGCGCTAAATAAAACTTATCCATATATGAATTATAATTTAAATAGGGTTTATTTATTTCAATGTTAAGGTCTCTATATACAAAATAACCATAATCCATCATCGTCTCTCTTGTATCATAAAAACTTTCAATGGGATATTTTTTTATTATTTTAAAAAGAGTGTCTTGATATTCAGTAGGTATAAAATAAGGCATGGCCTCAAATAATATTTTAATCTTTTTTTTATTAGGTTTGCTCGGACTATAATAATAACAAGAAAAACATATATAATTAAATAATATATCTAATTTGGGTATAATCATTAAATATAATATATAAAAAGTTTATAATATTTACATTATGGACCAAAAACTATTATGCAACAATTGTGGAAATTACGGGCATTTATTTTATAATTGTAAAAAACCTATTACAAGTTTCGGAGTCGTATGTTATCGTTATACGAATCGAATTGAGTATCTATTAGTAAAACGAAAAGATAGTCTTGGTTATGTTGATTTTTTGAGAGGAAAATATAATGAAAATAATAACTTTCAATTGAAAAATATTATTAATGAAATGACTGAAACAGAAAAGTATGATATATTAAATAAACCCTATACTGAATTATGGGACAAACTATGGAATAAGGTTAATGATAGATATGATTCAAAAAACGAAGACAAATATAATTATGTAGTGTTTCATAAAAAAGAGTTATTTAATACACCTACAAAATGGAGTGAACCCGAATGGGGATTTCCAAAGGGTCGGCGAAATTATAAAGAGAAGGATTTAGAATGTGCCTTGAGAGAGTTTGAAGAAGAAACAGGATATTATAAAAATAATTTAATTCTTATTAAAAATTTAAATCCATTTGAGGAAATATTCACAGGGTCAAACTTAAAGTCATACAAACATAAATATTTTTTAACGAATATAGATGTAAAGAACTCATTGGTTGATACTACATATCAAAAAAGCGAAATTGGCGATATGAAATGGTTTTCATATGAAGAATGTTTAGAAAAAATACGAGATTATAATATTGAAAAAATACAAATATTACATTCAATTCAACGTTTATTAGAAAATTATAACATTTTTTAAATATAATGGAAGTTTATAAAAAATTAAGATTAAAGGAATATAAAAATCAAAAATATTTTGAAGATAACCCAACCTATGCTTTACCTTATCCACATTTAGATGACCCCCAATTACAAAAAAAACTTACATTAAAAAAGGAGTTTAGTTATAAATATGATGGCGAAATTAAAGATGTGCCGACTCACGCGAATATTATATGTAAACATAACGAACAGTTTGAATTGTCGCCTCATCAAGAGTTCATAAAACGGTTCATATCATATCAAAGTCCCTATAATGGAGTTTTATTATATCACGGATTAGGAAGTGGTAAAACTTGTTCTGCAATAGGCATTACGGAATCCATACGGAAATATTCAAAATATATACATAATTTTAAAAAAATTATAATTATTGCCTCCCCCAACGTTCAAGAAAACTTTAAATTACAGTTATTTGACCCGTCTAAGTTAGTTAAAAAAAATAATAATTGGATGATTCACGGGTGTTTAGGCAATTCATTAATAGAGGAATTAAATGTGTATCAAATAAATAATTTAACACATGAAGACCTTAGTCAAAAAATACAGCGTCTCGTAAATAGTTATTATGAATTTACAGGTTATATTGAGTTTGCAAATCGTATTCAAAGATGTATAACAGTCCAAGATGGAGGCGTTAATGAAAGAGTGACACAAAAAAAATTAAAGTCAGAGTTTGAAGACACATTAATCGTGATTGATGAAATACATAATATCCGATTAAACTCTGACGTTAAAAATGATAAGAAGGTTGCGAAATCATTATATCAATTGGTCCAATATGTGAAATACTTAAAATTAGTATTTTTGACTGGAACGCCAATGTATAATGACCCCAAAGAAATAATCTTTGTTTTAAATATTTTGAATATGAATGATAATAGGTCTATAATAGGAACCCGAGAGATATTTGATGAAAACGATAATTTTATAATGCGGGATGGCGAAGAATTAGGGAAACAATTATTTATAATGAAAGCGAACGGTTATATATCTTATGTTCGCGGTGAAAACCCTTATTCATTTCCGTATTTAATTACGCCGAGTATATACAAGGACCCGCATTCAATTAAAGTAATTGGCGGATATCCGCGAGTTCAGTTTAATACAAAACCAATTACCCAACCTATTAAATATCTTGATTTATATGTCAATGCATTAAATGAGGTCCAAGAAGCGGGATATAATTATTTTTTAGATAAAGTGAGTGAAAAGATTAAAGAACAAGAAGGATTTGAAGAAACAGACTCATTTGGATATGGTATCATTCAATCGCCAATTCAAGCGCTAAATATTGTATATCCGGACGATGGTTCATTCCTTACAGGAAATACAGGATTAAAAAGTGTAATGAACTATAATGAGAGACAAAATCCTCCCAGCAAAAACAATTTTGAATATAAAAGATTAAAAAATATGTTCTCCTATGAAGAAATAGGCAAATATAGTCATAAAATAAAGGCAATATTGGACCGTATAATAAACTCAAAAGGAATCGTTTTAATATATTCTGGTTATATTGATGGCGGCATTGTTCCAATAGCACTCGCACTAGAACATATAGGATTTACACGATATGGCGCCAAATCTAAAACGTTATTTAAAACAAAACCATATAAGGAAGGTGATTATGCGCCAATGAAAAAGTTTACATACTCTATTATTTGCGGTGAAAAAACATTGAGTCCAGATAATAATGAAGAAATTGAGGCATTAACACACAATAATATAAATGGTGAAAAAATTAAAGTTGTAATGATTTCTCAAGCAGGAAGTGAAGGAATAGATTTAAAAAATATAAGACAAGTCCATATATTAGAACCCTGGTATAATATGAATCGTATAGAGCAGATTATAGGCAGAGCAAGACGAAATTGTAGTCATAAAGAATTACCACTTGAAGAGAGAAATGTAGAAGCATTTTTACATTGCACTTCATTAAATACTAATGTTGAATCTATGGATATGTATTTATATAGATTGTCCGAAAAAAAATCAATTAATATTGGTAAGGTATCGCGTGTATTAAAATCAGTGGCGGTTGATTGTATTTTAAATAAAGAGCAGCAATTATTCGCACGTATGAATCAAAAAATTAAACTTACATTAAGCGACTCCAAAGTAATTGATTACACAG